AAGACTTTGGTGTAATCAGAGTTGATTGCGCATTTTAATTAGAACTGGGTGGCTAGCGATAGCCACCCCTTTCTTACAATACAGGAGTTAAGAAATGGAAAGAATGAAAGTAACATCAACAACAGATTTATATGTATCCCTAACAACAGGTGATGCAGTCAGAATAGCTGCAGGAGAAGTAAGAGAATTCCCTTCATATATTGCGTATGCATGTATGCAAGCAGGCGCTACCGAGGTAAAAGAAGAAGTTAAAAAACCGGTAAGGGCAAGAAACGAAAAAGGACAACTGAAAGCAGATGACCCTACTACGCCAGATGTAAATGAAGCGTGGGAAGATGGTGAAGCTCCAGTTAAAGAGAAACCAATAAAAAAGAAGTAAATTAAATGGCGGGTACATTACAAGCACAACACATCCTCTCCAGGGTACGTAATGTATTACAAGATAATACCGGTGTCCGTTGGACAGACGGCGAGCTGTTTGATTACTTAAGTGACGCTCAAAGAGAAATTGCAAACATAAGACCAGATGCAACTGCAACACATAGTAATGTACAGTTAGCTACAGGTACCGAACAATCAATACCAAGCGATGGGTTACGACTAATTAAAGTAGTACGTAATATGTCGGGCACGGCTTCTAGTTCTACAGGCGCTAGAAGTATTAGAGTAGTAACTGAAGATTCTTTAAATTCAACCGAACCTAATTGGCATGACCCTACTGTAACAGGAGATGCGGTTCATGGTACTTCTGTTAAACATTACATTTTTGATGGGGATGACCCAAGAAAGTTTTATGTATACCCCGGAGTGGCTGGTAACGCTTTTGTAGAAGTAGTATATTCAAAAAACCCAACTAGCATTGGCGCGGCTAGTACTTTAATACAGGTAGATGATATTTTTGCTAATGCTTTAATGAATTTTGTTTTGTATAGAGCATATTTAAAAGATGCAGAATTTGCAGGTAACCAACAAAGAGCTGGTAACCACTACCAAATTTTTACTCAAAGTTTAGCAAGAGGGCAAATAGTGCAACAAGCTATGGAACCTAATCAAGGAGTAACGAATGGCTAGTTTTGATAGTTTAATAAGGGATATTCTACCCTATGTACCAGGTTGTCCAGACTCTCTAATTGAGTCTAATTTACGTTCAGCAACTATAGAGTTTTGTGAAAAAAGCCGAGCTTATGTACATGACTTAGATGCAATCAACACTGTTTCTGGTGTTTTTGAATATGAATTTGACCAACCAACTGGTACTGAAGTTCATCAAGTATTATGGGCAACATATGATGGGCATGATTTAGACCCAATTAGCCCTAGAAGTTTAGAATTAAATTTTCCAGATTGGCGTGACCGTGGTGGAACACCTACTGTATACCTACAAAAAACCCCTAGTAGTTTTTGGCTAGTACCTGTAGCCAACTCAGATAAAGAGTTACTTATGGGGGTAGCTTTAAAACCTACTCGAACTAGTAATAGCATTAGTACTGAATTTAGTAACACTTATAGAGATGGGTTAATGTATGGCGCTGTGTATAGATTATTACGAATCCCAGCTAAAGAATGGACAGACCCAAGTGCAGCCGCTGATTTTTTTGGGCTATTTAATGAACAAATAAGATTAGCAGAATTAAAAGGACGTGGTGGTGACACCGGAGTTAAAAGAACAGTAAAATATAAAGGCGCTGGTCTAAGCCCTAGGAAAAGGTATGGACGTTATGGCAAAGAGTTGGACTATTAGAAACACTGTTTTTGAGTACATACCTGTCGAAGATGTCAGGGTTGCATACAAAAACATTGAAGACGATTTAGAACGTGTAACGAGTAAATCTTACGCGGATTGGATTCCAGCTGATGTATATGCAGCACTTCGCAATGGCAGCTCTGAGTTGTACATGGCGTATGAAAAAGATTATTATGCTGGATTTGTTATAGTATCAATACTTAACGACTCTGGTGGAGAAAAAACTTTATATATTTGGGTTGCTTANAGCGNCCCTAAGTATAATATAATAGGTGCGGGTGTTGAGTTTTTAGAAGAACTAATACAAAACACCGCTATAACAGGAATGGAGTTTCATTCCAACCGCCCTGGATGGACCAGGCTGGCTAATAAGCACGGATTTAAAGCAGTAACAACGATTTTTAAAAAGGAACTATAATGGGTGGTAAACCAAAACAATCCGAATATCAACCTAGCGAAACAGAAAAAATACAAGCTTCTGTTGCGCAAGCGGATGCTCGTTTTTTTGAACAAAATTATGATCCGCTATTACGCGACATGCGAGATAAAGCTAAGTCTGCTGATATCTCTTCCCTTGCCCGTAGTAGAGCAGGGGCGGATTCAATGCAAGTCTTAACCGGGGGTGGGCTAGACTATGGCAATATTTCTGGGGTAGATACTTCGGCTAATATAGCAGCAGGAGCTATAAGTAATCTTTTAGGGGCAAATATAACGGCAAAAAATCTCCAAAATAAAGCTAAAAGTAATGTTATAGGCACGGCNCGAGGGCAAGCAGCTGATGCTAGTAGTGGTTTAGCTCAAGCTTCTAAGCTAGCTAGATCAGAAGGTTTAAGTGCAGCCAGTAATAGCTTAAGTAGAAGTACAAACATTATGGGTAACATGGGTCAACTAGGTCAAGCCGGTATTAGAAGATATAAGCAACAAGGTGATCTTTACAAACTAAACACTGGAAGTGGAAGTGGAAGTGGAAGTGGTAATACATCTAATGTCCCTCCTAGGTCGATAATGGATTACAAAGGTATGGAATTTTACCAAGGTACGGGATCTGACTTCGGGAATGCTACATAATGATTGGGATGCCAAAGGGAAATGCCGTACAAGAAGCTTTTAGAGCTGTTGCGGCAGCAGAAAAAAATAAAGACCCTAATTTATCTTCTACATCTACTTTACAACCTGTAGGTAACCCTGATAAAACCCTTGCCGATGTATCTAAAGGGCAATACGACCGTTATGTTAATGACTTTCAAGACTTTGAACTAGACCTTATAGAGCAAAGTCAAACTGATACTAGTTTAATAGATGCAGTACCAGATGATGTAAAACAACAACAAAGCATTGCCGCTAATATTGGCAAACGAAATAGGGAAAGATATGGTTTTGAATCTTCTGCAGCACTAAAATCTGAAAGAAGTAGAACTGAACAACGTGGCGGCGCACTAGGGTTAGCCGGCGGTCTGAATAATGCTAGGGTAGCGCAAGATGATGCTAACAAAATGCTTATGTCTGATTTAATTAATATTGGGCAAGGGGTAAATAGAAGTTCCTTAAGTGCTTTAGGTACTGCTGCAAGTAATGATTCTGCTAGAAGGCAACAATATCAAGCTGACCGAACAGCGTATAAAAACTCTAGAACCAGCATGTTAACTGGACTAGCGGCAGTAGCTTTTATGTCAGATATAAATCTAAAAGAAAACATTAAATTCAGCCACAAAGAAAAAGGGTACAATCTATATACTTGGACTTGGAACAACATAGCCAAAACTCTTGGAGTAGATACACAACCAACCTACGGTGTTATAGCCCAAGAAATTTTAGGGGTAAAACCAACTGCTGTTAGTAAACATAGCTCTGGTTATTTAATGGTTAATTACGGAGTATTGTAATGGGTAAGTTTACATTAGGTAAAGATACTGGATTTTTGCAAAGGATGTTTGGTAAAAGCTACACTCCTCAACAAGTAGACAAATATGAACAAGATAGGGGCGTAGACTATGAAAGAAGTTTTGGATTTTTAGATACTGAAATGGTATCAGCCTTACAAAAAAAAGAACCACCTAGAACGTTTCAAGGGACAACTGAAGATTGGACTGAATTTAGAGAGGATTTTTTGGACAAAAGAGCAAATAGCCCTTTTAAATTTAGTGTGTCAGCAGCAGAAACGATTCTAGGCCGAGACACAGTCAGGGACCGGTTAAAAGGTATACCTGGATTAGGCGCCGAATATTTTACTACAGGNGACGACNTAAGTAAGGGCCGGCTAAAAAGATTTGATCCTGAAAATAGTAATAACTACAAAGACGAGAATGGGGATGATCGTCACGACGTAGGCGTTAGAACCACTCAAATAGACGGAAACGGTAACCCAGTAGCAGCAAGAACTAATAATCTAACAACTGGAGATAATGAGGCTGATAACCCAGAGTCAACCATTGGCGGAATAGACAATGCCCAGCGAGACGCTATGTTTCATAACATAGCACTAGAGCTTGCTAATGATAGTGGAGGAAGAGTTAGCTATGGGCCTTCAGCTTTAGAAAGAAACCTGATAGAGGACCAAATGAGGGCTATTACTTCTGGTAACAGAGAAGAGAGTATAGCGCGTACTAACGAATTAGCCGCCCAATTTAAAGAGTTGGGTATTAGTGTAAATGACGTAGATAACCCAACGAAAAATAAGGGCGCAAATGCGGGTGAGGGTACAACTGAAGTTGCAACTGCGGATGGGATTACAACAATTGGGAACCTTGGAAATTCGCCAGCACAGAATTGGAATCAGGTGGCGGGAACAAGCTTTGAGGAAAAATTGGCTGCGCTTGCGGCAGGCGACAATGTTATTGAAGTAGATGAAAATAAATTTAAGAAAGTAGATGAAAATGAAAAATATAAATATGGTGATAGTCTTATAACTCAGTTAAAAGTTGCTAAAAGCTTGCAAGTAGATAGTGGTCTGAGAATAGATGGTAAATACGACCCCTATTTTTTTGCTGGAGCAGACAGAACTAAGGAGCGTTTCGCTGGGCCTAGATTAAATCAAAGTATAGAAAAAAACTTTACTAAAGAGCAATGGGATAGTCTTGACGAAGGTCAAAAACAAGAAGCTTTTGCGCTAATAGGAGAAACAGCCCTTAACAATACCCAAGGCTTACAAGATAGAAAGTTAAACTCTGTTATAAAACCAAAAGACCTGAAAGGCTTATCAGCAAACGAAGCTAGGCTAGCTATTAGCAACAATAGAAATTATAAAGACTTTTTTAAGGGCGCCCAAGGCCAAAAAAATATAAATGCTATATTAAAAAACGAAGTTGTAGCAGAAGATTTTAGAAATTTAAATTCTCAAGAGTTTGCTAATAAATATAGCACAAACGGTAAACTTGACGAGACTAAAATAATTGGTAATAACTTTAGTAAAGAAAGTAAAGAAGTACTTAATAAAACTGTATCTACGGCACAAATAAAAGAATTTGAAAAAGCCGTAGAATCTGGCGACCAAGCAGCAATTGACGAGGTTTTAAGTAAAATAAACCTAACTGAGGAGCAAGAAAAGTTATTAGTCAAAACTGTTCGGGACACAGGCGGAGATTTTAGACAAAGTGTCGCTGGGGCTAACGGTAGAAACAATCTTAGAGCTCTGTATATAACCACTATTGCTAGTATCTCAAAAGATAGTTTTCAATATGCAAATTTAACACAAAAAGATACCTATAAGAATTTAATAGAGGGTGGTATGTTAAATGATTTTGGGTTAAACGCTGCAGAAAAACAACTAGAATTACAGAAAAGCATTCTAGAAAGCTCTCAAGAAGACCTGGACTTTTCGAAACCCTATAAAAATACATTAACTGAAATAAATAAAATTAAATTAGATTCAGCATTAGAAGAAGATAGCACAGTAAAAGATTACCAAGACTATTTTAATGTAATGAGCCCGCGTATAAATGATCTAAAGGATAAAATTAATAATAAACAAGACGCAAAGGATTATCAGCAACAAATTATTGAACTTATGAAAAGGTTTAGTGCAGAGCAGAATCCAAATTTCTGGAAAAAAGTATTCTCCCTTAACTTTGCTCGAGGGGGTAATGCCGAATTGTTTGACAATTCCATAGATATAAAAGCAAAAATTAATGAAGATAATGGAAAAGTAGATGGCTTGATAATTGGTGATGTAGTTCTTACTGTAAAAGATTTACGTGGGCAAGGATTATCTAATTCGTTTATTAACATTTTAGTTGCTGCGGGAGAGAATAATCAAAATAGCTCTAATAGAAGGAAGCCCTAAGCATGGCTGAAAATTTATCAGATGTAATTTTTGGTACTTCAGGAAAAACTGCGAACCAAGAAAAAGCAATTCAAAAAGAACTACGTAGGCAGGAAACAACGCGTGTTTCTCCAACTAGTACGCCTTTACGCGAAGATATAGATGGCGCTCCTCAAAACTTAGGGGAGGTTTTTAGTAATTCTGTACGTGGCGGAAGTGCGCAACTATCTGGAGATTTGCAACGTTTTAAGGCCGTTGGTAATTTAATAATTGGTAGAGATGAAGCTGCAGCCGCAAACTTAGGTATTGCTGAAAGTTATGACGAAATTTCAAATAGCTTATTAAGTCAAATACAACCTTTTGAAGGGTTTTTAGAAGAACCAGATGCTACAGGGTTTTTTACTCAAGTAACTAAAGCTATAGGTCAATTCACCCCGATGGCAATAAGCTCCTTAGCCGGTGGTTTTGGCGGAGCTGCGGCGGGGATGTTAGGAAAAGGTATTGTTAGAAAAACTACTAAAAACACTGTAGATGATATTATACAAAAAATCCAAGCAAAAAAACTCCGAGGCGAATCTTTAGACGCCGCTGAAAGAACCATTTTAGATGAAGGATACGGCTATTTAAAATGGGCTAAACGTGGGGGTATAGCAGGAGCTTTTGGGCAAGAGTATGTAGTAGGTACTTCACAAGCTGCCTCAGAATTTCAAGAAGCGGGTATGGAGCTAACTAAAACTGAAGCACTGCAAGCAGCTTTATTAGGTGTGCCCCAAGCTTTACTAGGTACAGCTTCAGAAACTATTTTTGCTAGGGCGATGTTAAAAGGAGCTTTAAAACAAATGCCTTTGTCTGCTTTAGATAGAAAAGCGCAGGCTTACGGACTTGCTAGCTTATCTAAAAATGAACAAAAACTATATAAAATATTTAATAAAAACAAAGCCAAAAGAACCCCAGAAGAAGTTGCTATATTAAATAAATACCAAGGTCCGGATAAAAATAAATATGCTCAGTTTGTAAAAGATTTAGCCGTAGGTTTTGGTGGTTCTGGAGCCGTAGAAGCTATAACTGAAGTAGGACAAGAAGGGTTAGGGGTTGCTCAAAGATTTGCAATAGATGAT